GTTGTAGGGGTCTTCATCTACTGCGTTGCAATAGAGTGCGCCGTTGTTGGTTTGATTAGTCAGTATTGCTTTTTCTAATATCATAGTGTTACCTCTTGCATGTTTTGTAGACCTCTATCGCTTGTTTTGATTTGGTTACCGTTTTGGAGTTCTAATATCCATGGGTACTTAGGCGAACGGGGTTTATAGTCAATTAAGCGTACTTGCCCGTTGCGCGCTGATTGTAGTATAGAGCCATATTTAAGGTTATTGAGCCCTAATAAAGATGCATGCATAGATATAGACTGCTGATTACGGGTTAATTTACCGTTGATTTTAGCCTTAACTTGTATTGTGCAAGCGTTCTGCTCATATGAGATATTTCCTGCTGAGATATTCAATCCTAGGCGCGCGCCAAGTGTATTGAGTTCGGTCTGTAATTCGTCTCTAAGAGTGCGTAATTGTGGACGGTTAAATTGAGTTATTTTTGTCATTATTTTTCCTTCTATTTGTTATAAAAATGAGTGTGGTGTAAATACAACACTCAACGCCTAATTATACACAAGGCTATATATGTGTCAATAGTTTATTATAAATATATTTATATTATTTGTTTAAAACGGAGTGTTACACTTTGTTGTTACACTTTGGGTGTGAAAGTGTCACAAAACGTAACAAGATAAGAAGTGGCTAATATTAGGCGTTTCTTATATTAGTTTAGGCTAATACTGTTACGCTATTTGTTACGCTTTTGGTGGGTGTTTGGTGTCACACGAAAATGAGTTTATTTAAAGTGTTTTTATGTTATTGTTACATTTGTTACATAATTATTAACTCTTATCTAGAATAAAATAAAAAAGCTAAAATCCATCTAATTACACACTTAATTTATATATAAAAAATGTATTTCTGTTCACAATGCTCTCAAAGTGTAACAAAGTGTAACAAACTCATTTTTTTGGGGTTTGGTTGGCGCGCGGATTTTTGGTGTGGTGTAAATGCAACATATTTTTGATTTGGGCGTAAAAAAGCCGGATTTTGATGTCCGGCTTATGGTTGAAATTTAAGTTTGTTTTTAGGGGTTATTTTTAGGGGTTATTGGGTGCTTTATTAATTCCTTAAGTTCGGCTATCCGGTCGACGATTAAATCGATGGTTGTGTCTGTGAGGTTTCCGCACGATGTGTTGAGTGTGAAATTAAGCGCGTCGATTGTTTCTTGAATATTTTCCATTAGTGTAATTCCTTTTGTAGTGAATAGTAAGCGTATGCGGTTGAGGGTATCAATAGTAGCGCAATAAGCGTCGATTTAAGGTCTAGTGATACCATCGCTAGGGGTAGAACGATTAAGAGCGTAAAAAAGGCAATTTGTAGCGCTAGTAGCATTTGTTTAATTTGTTTGTTTGTCATAGTGTTATTTCCTTTGTGGTTAGTGGTTAATAAAAGTCTCTGCCACCGCGTAGAGCGTAGGCAATTTTTTGTTTGTCTATGTTGCGCGTGTCGCGTTGTTGCGTTGCGCGCTTTTTGTTTTGTTTGTTATTGTGTTTAGTTGTTGAGTGTTTCATAGTGTATGTTTCCTTTGATTATTTTGTTTAAGTGATGCCGATGGTAGGGGCGATGATTAATCGCCCTTTAAATCGACAATTTGGCGCCTTTACGCCGTTGCTAGTGTTATTGCACGTCTGTCTAGATAGTCCGCAATTGCTTTGCCGGCTAGCTGTGCTTTAGCGCGTGAGCGGTACGGGCTTTGTCCTGTGTTGCTGTCGGTACCTGTGCGGATAGCGTTAACCATTTGCGCCCATTCTGACGCCGGTTGCTGTTGCGCGTGTGTTAGGTTTAAGTCCGTTTTATCCGATAAGCTAGCGCACATTTGAGATAGTGTCTCATAGCGCACGTTTGTTGCGCGGTTTGTTTCTGCGCTCTTAACGATTAAGTGTAGAAAGCGAACCCACATCTCAAGCTTTTCGCCGTCCACAGTACCGCCATGCGCTCTAAATTCAATTGTTTTATGTCTACTGTATGCGCCTAGTAGATTAACATTAAAGTATCTATTATCAGAATAATCAGAACGCCCGCCCATAGCCGTTACAACACTGGCTGTATTGCACTCATCACCGAACGATTGAAAGCGCTCTAATGAAACACTGCTACGGCTGTTAGATTCATTTAATGGGATGTTGCGACACCATCTAGAATTGCGACGGCTTTCCGGTAGTGTTGTTGCGATTAGGTCTTGATTGTACGCATATGTCTCAATGATACGACGTACGCTTTTCCATGCCATGCGCTCAACACCAAAATGCACATGCACACCACATGAACGGTTAACCTCCGCTCCGCAATGCTCTAATGCTTGCATAACCTCCACAGCTTGCATTAAACCGCTTTCACCTTTCAATACCGGTGAGATTATTTCCATACCGTATTGCTCATAGTTATTAACGCTAATGCTACTGTCGCGGGCAATTTGCCACATTGAAATCGTATTGTTATGTAGTCCGCCGGTATTGCGTGATACTGTCGCTGTGCTGTTGCTATCGTCTAGCTGTGATTGTAGACAATCTCTGAAAGCATCCATGCTTGATGGCGCTAAAAACTCAATTTCAATGCCGATTGTCATCCCGCGTGCTCTACCGCCAGAGATTGATACAAGGCGCGCTAGTTCGCGTTGCTCTAACTCAATAGCGCCGGTTATGCTTGCAACGGTTTCTGTTGCTGTCTCAATCGCTGTAGTATCTGTAAGCGCTGATAATTCAAGCTCTATGGCATCGCGTTGCGCTGTAAGCTCTGCAATACGCTGTTGCGTTGCATCGATACTATCTAGTACCGCTCTAATATCGTTAGTGCTATTACCACCGTTAATCATCGATTGAATTGTTTGTTGTATTGTACTCATGTTGTTTTTTCCTTTCATTATGTTATGCGCCGTATCCGTTGTTACTAGGTAAAGCGTGGCGCGTTTCGCTTAACCAATGCCCGTAATATACCCTAAATACACACTTACATATGACTATTTAATAAATAAACTTTAAATCGATATTAAAAACCACGTTTCAAGCAACTGCAAAACCGCGTCGCGCCGGCGTTTGGCGCGTGTTGCATGTTTTTTAAATCGAAAATGAGCCGGCATGTTTTAAGCAATGTTTGGCGCGTGTTGCGTGTTGCGCTTTAAATTGCCCATTTAAAGTACTTTAAATCGACAATGGGTATTAGTAGTGGTTGGATGCCGTTCGCACGATTTAGGGCATGTATTGGCGCGCGTGGCGCATTATTTGGCGCGTGTTGCGGTACAAAAGGCGGGGTAGTACTTTAAATCGACACGAAATGCGCGCCCCACCCCCCGCGCTGATGGTGGCGGAGTCCCAGTCACTTTTCCGGGTTCTCCGTTCGAAAATTCCAATTCTGGCCTTTTAAGTGTGTAATTAGGTTAAAATATAAAAAATTCCGCAACTTTTTAAGCGTAAGTGTGTAATTAGGGTTGTTAAAAAAATTTTAATATGCTAAACTACAAACTCACAGTAAAACGTGCACCCAAGGAGAGAAATGGCAAGTCGAAAAAAATTTGTAGCGAATCTGCTAGCAATTAACTACCCAAACTATAACCCTGTACTCGCTATGGCAGAGCTTGCTATGGATGAGGAAGTAGATATTAAGGACAGAATACAGTGCCACAAGGAAGTAGCTGCGTACTGTTTTCCGAAAATGAAAGCAGAAGAAGTGAAAGATGATGGCTCAGAGCAGATTTCTAAAGAGGAAGTGATTAAAAGACTCCAAGCACTAGAAGGCAAGAACGTAACTCCAGTTATAGAGAGTAACGTAGAAGAGGAAATGCCTTTCAGTGACGAGGACTTTAAATAATGAGCTATGATGACCCGTTTGCGGTAGAAGCTCCCGCCCCTGTCGAAGATGTAGACCTAGATTACAGCAGTATGTCGGAGCAGGAACTCCGAGAAGCTCTTTACTTGAAAGAGGAACTAGAGCATCGTAAGCATATGGAAGTCTGTAGCAAGGATTTCATAGAGTTCTGTAAGTATATGGACCCGAACTTCATAGTCGGGAATCATCACAGGATAATGGGAAAGGCTTTTAATAAGCTTGTACATGAGAACAACAAGCGCATAATCATTAATATGCCTCCCAGACATGGAAAATCGTACTTAACCTCTCAATATCTACCAGCGTTCTTCATAGGAAACACTCCTAAAGCTCAATTAATGAATATTGCGAACGTAGCGGAACTCGCGGTGAAGTTCGGTCGTCAAGTAAAGGATGTAATCGGCTCAGACAAATTTAAAGAGGTATTTCCAGGGATTGAAGTGCGTGCAGACTCCAAATCAGCGGGTCGCTGGCAGATTAACAAGGGAGGGGAGTCCTTTTCCGCAGGTGTAGGCAGCTCCGTAACAGGTCGTGGTGCAAATCTACTCATTATTGATGACCCGTTCACTGAATCGTGCGTCGCGCAACCTAAAGTATTTGATGATGTATGGGAATACTACCTTGCTGGTCCAAGACAGCGTTTAATGCCAGGAGGTAACATCCTAGTCGTACAAACTAGGTGGTCAGTAAAGGACTTAACGGGTAAATTACTCCAAGAACAGAGTAAAAATGAGCGTGCAGACCAGTGGGAAGTCATTGAATTTCCTGCAATTCTGCCAAAATCAGGACAACCGCTGTGGCCAGAGTTCTGGACTCTAGAAGCACTTGAAAAAGTAAAGAACTCACTAGACGCGCGCCACTGGAACTCCGAATGGTTACAAAATCCGACTGCTACAGAAGGCGCAATCGTTAAAAAAGAGTGGTGGATGGAGTGGCCTTCTCAATCTCCACCTGCTTGCTCGTATATAATTCAATCGTACGACACGGCATACTCTAAAAAAGAGTCCGCAGACTACTCAGTTATCTCAACTTGGGGTGTTTTCTACCCAGAAGGGGATTTTGAGCGTAAAAATGGGGAAAGAAACTCCTATGACGGGCGTGAAGCACACGTAATCATGCTAGATGTAGTCAGAGAGCGCTTTGAGTTCCCTGAACTTAAGGATGAGGCGTATAGATTGTACTCATACTGGCAGCCGGACACGGTAGTCATCGAAGCAAAAGGCTCAGGAGGGCCACTTGCCCAAGAGATGCGCGCCAGGGGTATCCCAGTTCAGGAGTATTCTCCGGGTAAACGTAAAGGGGGCGGTGGACAAGACAAGATAACTAGGTTACACTCTGTATCTGACTTCTTCCGTTCAGGGATGGTTTGGGCGCCTGATGAACTGTGGGCTAGAAGTATGATTGACGAAGTGCAGGCATTTCCTGCCTCTGACCATGATGACCAGGTCGATTCGATGACGATGGCATTGATGAGATTCAGAGAGGGTAACTTCCTGACATTAAACTCAGATGAAGACCCAGCGAGCGAATGGCGCCCTAGAAAACGTATGAAATACTATTAAAAACAAAGACTTATGGGTAATATAGCAGATGGAATCAAGCAGTACGGGACTCAGCAAATTCAAAAGGACAACGCCGAGAGCGATTACCTAAAAACTCTAGTGCAAGACACCTCGGACTTCCTGTCTGACTTCGATGACAGAGTACAAAATACCGTATCAGATATTCTCCCAGAGGTATGGGTTGACCCAGTAGAGACACAAACAACGCCAGAAGAAGACGATTATTTAGCGCACCTCCGTCAACAGCACCCCGATGCCACAGATAGCGAGCTACGCGGCAAGTCTGTTCGCAATACCTTCAATAAAACAGAGCAAAGCGCACGAAGTATAACTGGAAACATAGCGCTTGGTGCGCTTAACGCAGTATCCACCACTGATAGAGTGAAGGGACTAGACTATGACTATATAGAGAGAGCTAGTAACCCATACACACTAGACCCTGCGCTTCTAAGTGGGAGTGCCGCTCCTAACTCGGAAGCAATAGTAGCGCGCTACGAGGGACTAGAAAAAGGAGATTACGAGTCGTTTTCAGATGAAGACAAGACGTTCTGGAACGGACCACAGGCTCAACTGATTCGCAGGATTGATGCAAATAAGAAGCAACACGGTGAGATAAAGAAATCAATAGAGGACTACAAAACAGAGGCAGATGAGTATGTAATACACACTCTGCAGGACTACAGGAATGACGAGGAGTTTCAAAAGACCTACGAAGAGCACGGCGGAGGTATGGAAGGCTTGTTACACGGGTTGCTTAATGAGGCTATAAATGACCCTGCCAAAATGCCCGTTGCATTTATAGAAAACCTACCTTATATGATAGGTTTTGCATATGGTGGTGCTCCTGTAGTAGCTACATTAGCTAGCCAGAAGGACGAAGAGAACGTAGCGAGGTTTCAAGAAGAGAAAGGACGCGCGCCAACTATTGCTGAACGTACTAGACTACTAGTAGACTCTGTTGGTAGTATCCTAATGGAACGCTTTGGTGATAAATATGTACTAAGAGGTAAGGCAGCCCGTGCGTTTAGAAAGATTAATGAGGTACTTCCTGGGGTATCTAGGGTAGTAGGAGGTACTGTAACTGAAGGTATATCAGGTGGTGGCTCTGAGGCATTTGACCAGGACGCTATAAAACAGGATGTAACTAAACTAGATACCTTTAAGATAGCTAAAGCAGCTAAAGAGGAGGCTCTTGTTGGTGCTGGTGGTGGCGGCATTGCTACAGTAGCTAATAACCTAGAATCAACTGCTAAATATGCGCTAGAGGACGAAGATAGAATACCGGATACTCTTAGAAACATGGGAGTACCTATCCCTGAGATGAAGAAACAGATGATTATGGGAGATAAAACTCTCAAATCGATGCCAAAACCTGACCTAGTACAGCAGTCTTGGAGAGCTACGGCCGAAGACATGGACAAAAAAGATGTCCCTATGCAGGAAATCTGGGAAAAGACAGGCTTCATGAAGAAAGAGGACGGAAAATGGCGGTTTGAAGTGGACGATGCAGGTGCTGAGCTGACAGCGGAAGGCTTGTCAGTAGTTAAGAGAAGAGCACACAACGCAAATATGCATGACTATAAGCTAGGTAACCTACTTAAGCACGATAAGATGTATGAGGTGGCACCCTCTCTAAAAGACACTCGGGTTAGGTTCTACAGCGGAAAGAGTAACTCTAGGGGCTACTACCTAAGCGATAATGACACTTTGTACTTAAATCTGAATAGATTTAGTGCTCCTACATCAGGCATGGTAGCGGATGATGTCATTGACCTAGAAGAGCGTATTGAGAACCTGAAGGCAGACCCTAAAAGTAGCGATAAAGCCTTCCCAGCAGGGCTGAAGTCGTGGGAAACCAACGAAAAACAGGTAGAAGAGCTAGAGAAACGCTTAGATAAGCGTAGAAAGGCTATGAGGACGCGTAGTGATGCTGATTTGGGTGTTTTATTGCATGAGGTACAGCACGCAGTACAGCAAAGAGAGGGATTTGCACGAGGAGGAAGCCCAACAGAGTTCATGGCCGAGATAACCGTGGAGAAGATGGGTGAGATGTACCCAGACAGGGATTTTTCCGAAGAAAGCGCCCTAGAAGCCCTTAATGAGCTACCTTACGAGCAGCGTAAAGAACTGCTGGAGGAGATTGAAAAAGAATCCCAGAATCGATACCACCGATTACTAGGAGAGCAAGAGGCCAATGAGACAGGGATGACTGAGAAGGAAGGGGGACGTAGAGGTATGACCCCTGAGCAGTTAAAAGAGACGATGCCAGGTGAGATGGGCACTAATAATACCTACTGGCAGGAGCCTATTGTTAAGGATGCGGAAGGGCCGCGTTGGAAGATGGATAACACGCAACCGTCTTCTATGTGGGACGATAAGATAGAACGCCGTATAAAGGTGATGTTTCCTAAGGACGAAAGAGGTAAATATATACCTGAAGAGCGTCTAACTAAGGAGGAATATGCGGAATTTCAGAAAGCCCAGCATCGACTAGAAGTTCAGGCTCGCATGGATATGGAGGAAGAGATTGCACTGCGTATAAAAGACGCTACGGAGCACGAAGGCGCTATGCAATCAATAGAGTACGGCGGGGAGACTATAACCGACCCTATGTTTATCCAGAACGAAGAGCATTTTAAAGAGAAGAAAAAAGCATTACTTGATATTATAAATAACCCGTCTACAGACCCTACTTCGTTTGAGAAAGCCCGTAATTACCTATTCAAGCTAGAAGATAAGGCTGAGCAGCTTGGTTATAAAATAGGTAAGAAGCAAATGAGTGAGGACAGCATCGCCGACATAGGTAAAACCACACCGGAAACCATAGTGCTTTACAGGGGAGGTAAGATGGGCGGAGACGTATTTGCGACCCCTAGAGAGGACTTAGCTAAGAGCTATGCAGGTAGCGAGGGGTACGTGGGCAAAATAGAGATTAATAAGGAGGATGTGTTTTACCATACACCTGATACCCATGAGGATGTTGTAAGTGGAGTGTATGACCAGTATCAGGATTTAACAGAGTTAGAAGGAGACGTCGGATTAGTTAGCCATCCTTTATATGAAAAATACACTGAGTTAATTGATGCCGGTAAGCTAGACGATGCATTTGACCAGTACGGCTTATCCCCGAGTATTGACAATCTATTTCCTTTCCTAGAAAAGCAGTTTGGTGATTTTATGCAGTTTGACTACAATCAGCTGTCTTTCAGGGACATGGACGGAGTACTCCCTCTAATACAGAACTACATATTAGAAGACACAGGAAAAACAGTAATAGCGAGGCCATATGACCTGGGCGGAGA